CATAAAAAACCCTTTCATCAGATATAACCCTTTTATCGTTTGAGTTACCATATCTGTTTAAAGTTAAATGATGTAATCCATAAACACCTAACCTTACCTCTGTTCTCTGGTGGTTAGAGTTCCACCATTCTCTGGCTACCTCTAATGATATTTTTGCCCACTTATCAAGAATATTGGTTTGTTTATAAAAATTCTCATCTAAATAAGAACCTAGTTTAGACTTTGCTCTAAACTTTCTAACTGAGTTAACCATGTCATTGATGTAGTCAAATGATTTTCTTCTATCGTAATCTAAGTTATTAGTAAGTTCTGTGATATCATTTTTGTATCGTTGATTTTTTGTTGGAGAAACATATCCATTTCTTGCCATATCAACTGCACATATTATATCGTCATTGCTCAACCCAAAGATTTCTTTGTAAGCTTGTATCATCTTGGCATTTTTGTTTGCCATGAAGTAATCAAAGCAGTTCTTAATTTGTTTTTCTTTGTTAGTCTGATAAACAACATGTCTCATTTTATTTTTATTAACAATATCGCCATCAGAAACTTTGTTTTTATAATCTCTGACAAAGTCAGTAAATTGTCTCATTGAAATATCTTTCATTTAGTACTCCTTAAAGTTAAAGTTAAAACCTCCAGAAGTTATAGTTAACTTCCAGAGGTGCAAGATTATACATTTATAAATGTAATCTCTCCAATAGGTGGTTTCTTTGCTCTTAGATTGGTTGATACCCAGAGTAATGGATAATCAACATGACTAGGAAAGTTGTTAAACTCCATGTCAGTAATACAAACCATACTATCCACATTTAAATCATTGTCATCAATGTATTTAAAGATAGGCATAGGGTCTGTACCACCACCACCCTTAGAGTTTAATTGGTCTATTACATCTCCTCTTTCATATCTTTCGATATTCTGAACATCAGCATCTCCATAAAAGATTGTAATAGAATTTGGTTGCATGTCCTCAGCTATCGCCTGAAGTTCCCCAAGAGCATGTTGCTTTTCTTTAGTTGAAACACTACCAGAGGTATCAACCCAAACTGCAACATCTCCACAAGAAGTTTTTAAGGTGCTTGGATTATACATATCAAAGCAATGTAATGCTCTTCTATTTGGTCTTCTATATGTATAATCTTCTGGCTGATCTCCTCCAACAACTCTTCTAATAACTGAAGACCAATCAACTTGAGACCTCTCAATTTCTTGAATGATTGACTTGATATCACTAGGCAAGTTACCAACATCTTTAGCACCTTGTACTGCCATAGTAACTTCTGCTCTAATAATATTCTCTTCAGCTTTTATCTGCTCTTCTGTCATGCTTTCATTAGGTTTTACTTGTCCCCATTCACAAGGCATGGGAACTTCCCTAGTGTCAGCATTTTGCATGATAGCTTTGTATATGCTTTCAGCACTCATGCCCTCATACTTGGCATCATACAACCCATCTTTTGGCATCTTCATGCCAGACTTCTTGAGAATAGAATTAATTGCATAGTCTGTTGCAATGTTCCAAAGGTTGCTATCTCTGTTTTGTATTCTGAGATGATGCCTTAACACTCTGTGCATACCCTCATGGCATCTAACAAAGTCCAACTCTTCTTCAGTAAGGGTGTTACTCCATTCTTCATTAAAGAATATAGACTTGCCATCAGTAGCCATTGTATCAATGTCATCTTTCTCAACCATTGGCATTTTAAAAAGGATTGAAGCATAAAAACCCCAACCCTTTTTTTCTTTATCAACCATCAATCTGACGTTTGATCTTGATACTTTAGTTTTAAAATCTCGTTCCATTTTTTTCTCCTTATAAAACGATATCTCTAAGTTTCTGGTTAGTTGCCATATAAGTTCTAAGGTCTTTATTTTGTAATAAATCCCTATTCTTTGACACACTATCTTTGATAAAAAATGCAACAAATTCGCCATCAATACGACCAACAAATTTTAATATTGCACCCATGTTATCATTGTTAACCTTGTTAACCAGACCAGACACAGTTGCATATTGAATTGCAATATCTGTAGGTACTTCGACAGTATCTGGGGATTTTACGATCTGGTCTAAGTCTGGGCATTTCTCATGGATATTTAAATGAGTAACCAGACTAGCTGATGCAGTTTCTCCAATTTGGCAACTAATTGCATGATACATAGTGTCATCATCTATATCTTTCCATGATAGTATATCGCTTACCCTCTCCAGACTTCTTGGGGTTGGGAAAGCATTGGCATCTCTGTCAAACTTATGCAAGAACTCTGGCTGAAATCTAACCCAAGATACAACCCTATTGTCTTTGCCCT